CCTGCTATCACTATGATCCCTACTCCTCATGCCGGTGAGACCATCATGATGACCACCATTTTACAAAAATTGGGAGAGTTAGAACAAAAGATGACCGAGCATAGAGATGAGAGTAGTCAAAATTTGGAAATGCTAGTTGATAGTTTTTCTGCTCATACTAAGGAATCCGACGATGAAGGCTGGTACGCTGGGAGGAGGCGTCGCCTCATGAGTCCGGAGGAGTATGAGGAACAAGAACGAAAGAGACGTAACCAAGAAAGGATAGAAGAAATCCTGGCTGAACGCGATGAGCCTCGCGTCCAAACCTCTCGTGCTCGAAGAGAGTTCGAATGGGGTGACGACGAGGAACCCACCGAAGAGTCAGCAATTGAAAGTTACGAATATCATAAGTCCCTTGCAGATGAGGCAAAGATCACACTCAAGAGGATATCGGAAAAGAAGAAGCCTGTTTCTCCCCCACAAGAGAAGAAGGAACGTGGTCCTACCATTAAAACCCAATGGAAACCGAAACAAGAGGAGAAAGGAAAGGAGAAAGAAAAAGAACAGGAAAAACCTGTTCGCTCCCCTGGCCCTTGTAGGAGGAAAGGATGCACGGGAACCTTTAGGCTTCCGGGAGGAAAATCGATGCCCTGTAAATTCCAACACACAAAAAATGAATCTATCGTGCCCGGCTCACCTATAGTACCAAATAGTGTCGGGTCCCCAAAGCATGGGAAAGTGTTCATTGAGCGCGGCGGAAAACAGCACATGAATGCAAACGCCGTGGCCGTTATGTCAAAGGTTCTAACCTGCTCTCACGGAGTGGAGCTCGAGAAAGCTACCCTCGTGGAAGTTAAGGACGGGACTGGTCAAGTTGCAACAAACAACTTCACCTTTAAACCGTACGGAACAAATAACGGAGCCAACAAAGATTTGGCCGTTGCACAAAAGAGCGCACCGTTTGGAAGGAGTTACAAACCAGCAATTCCAGAACTTTACGAGGAGATCTGGGTTGTCGGATGGACTCTCGACGGACAATGGCACGTATCGCATGGACATGTCGACCCGCTTCAGCCTCCCTATACGGGACCTGAATATGAAGGTTGCCTTTGCCACACAGCCTCTACGTCACCCGCATTGAGTGGCGCGGCAGTGATGAATAACAAAGGAAATGTCGTTGGAATTCACAAGGGGGGTGCTGGCGAAAAAGCACCTCGCAACGTCTTCATTCCATTCACCAAGCAACATCTGGTGGATTTTGGGATGCAGGGGTTGCATCATCCCCATTAAAAACCTTGATGCCACAACGGGCGCGGGGCCCTGCCTACCCGCTCTACAAGCTTAAACACTCGCAAAAGCTTGTAGATCTGCACCACCAAGTACCCTTAGGATCAAATGAGGATATAGTGCAGATTGACCCCGTGGTAGCAAGAATCCTCAAAGGCAGGCTACCAGTTAAAACGCATGGAATTGTTCACCCCACAAAATTTAACGTAGATGTAACACTTGAAAAGAGCGACCGAGTGGAAAAATTCCCTCATGGTTCGCCACATGTAATCAAAGCGAAAGAGCACCTATCAAGGCATTATGCTCACATGCATGGACGCTGCGGCATCTGTTCCTTTGAAAATTTGTCCTTTGATCCCAATACCTCATCGGGGTATCCTTTCAAAGACAAGAAAAGAGAAATCATACAGAAGTACGAACAGTACCTGAGATGGTTTTATAGGGACGGGTGCCCAGATCGCCCAATGCCAATTTATTCTGTTACACCTAAAGTTGAGTATTTGGACAACAATGAAATAGCAAGTGGAAAGATTCGCCTTTTCACGAATCCACCTCTGGATTATCTTATGCTGGAGAAGAAATACTATGAGCTTCAGGACGATCTGATGCTCCAGTATGATCCCCAGACATGGAGCGCACTGGGCTTTGTTAAAGAGAAAGGAGGTTGGAATGCGTTTGTAAACCGGTTATCGTGGTGCGAGATACCAACACAGGTTAGAAAGTTTTTCAAATTGGACGTAGGAAAATGGGATAAGGCCTATGGTTCGGGATTGGAGGAAGTTTGTGACGGAGAGAGAAAGAAATGGTTCAACTTTGTACCCACGGCAGAGCAGGAGGAAGATCTTGCTTTTCTGAGGGACGAAGCCATCTTCTCTTTCGAAATCTTGCCTAATGGTGAATTGTACGCAACAAGCGTCAAGCAGAAGAGTGGAAGACTTCGAACGTCAACGAATAATACCCTGGCTCACATTTTTATTTGGTTTTACCATTACGAACGAATGTGTGAGAAACTGGGGATACCACCTACTTACGAACACTGTTTAGCTACACTAACAATGTCAATATACAGTGATGATGTGCAAGGGTCGACTCTAGATGAGCGATTCATCGATCCGTTGGAATTAGCGGAAACATATTCCCATTTCGGAATGGAAATGAAAGAATTCGATGCATCGGAAGATCCCACATCCATTCACTTCCTGGGGTGCTCAAATATGCGTTGGAGAAACCATTGGGTACCCAAATACAACGATGACAGAATGTATTATGCACTGTTTTACGTTGCGGGAAGAATGAGTGACCGTGAGAGAACACAACGAATCAGTGGATTAGCCCACAATCTTGCTTTCAGCGAGCAATACGCAGACACTATAATATACCTGCAAAAGAAATTAAGCGAAGAAGGTCGCTGGGTAGGCGCCCCCCCAATAGACAAAGGTCGATTGAAGGTGGACTACCTCCCAGCGGGGAGCCTAGGCAATTAGGGACCAAAAATTCCACGGAAGGAGCCACAAACTGGAGACTTCCGAGATCGATCGCGAATCGATCCATCAAATCTTTGACTTGATCATTGCAGCTGTAAAAGAAGGAGACGTAAAGAGTGTAACTAAGTGTTGCCGCTCTATAATTGAAATAACTATCGACCGAGCAGAAGAACTGAATTTAGTTGATTTAGACGATGAACAGTACTCAACCATCAAAAAGAACCTTGAGAAATCGGAGGAGGAGAGTGAAGAAGAGAGCGATGATGAAAGCGTGCGCAGCGATGTACATGCAGCCAAAGGGCGCCAACGCGATCCCACCCCCAGGAGCTGTTTCCGGGGGGGGCGCGTACTTCAAAAGAAGGTCGCCCCGAGTCGTAGGGCGAGGCGCCTACTTCGCTCCAGATTACTTTGAACGACTAGGCGAGGGTTTCTTCGGAAACCGCGGAAAATTAGTTGGAGAAGGTGTGTACGATGTCCTGAAGGCCTTTGGACTTGGCAAGTACAAAGTGAAGAGAAACAGTCTGGTCCAGAAACTAGACATGGGAGACGAAGTACCCCGTGTTAGGAACTCAAACCAAGGAGAAGGTTTCGTGATCCAACATGAGGAGTACATCGGCGATCTCTTAACAGGAACCGGAACACCTACACCATTTGCAACAGAGTCGTTCGATATTAATCCAGCCAACCCAGAGCTATTCCCGTTTTTGTCTGCCATAGCAGAAAATTTCGAGGAGTATGAATTCCGAGGACTTTTGTTCACACTCAAGTCTTTGGCAAGTGAGGCAACCACTGCTCTGTCTCTTGGCAGCCACTTTGGAGCGGTTCAGTACGACGTGAACGATCCTGCGTTCACGAACAAACAGGAGCTTGAGAATTATCAATACGCCAACTCGAAGAAGGTTAGCAAATCGTTTATCCTTCCGGTTGAGTGTGCCAAAGGCAATGATGTTCTAGCACATTTGTATACTGCACCGAGTGGAGTCATTCCCGCAGGAGCTGACTCAAAGTTCTATAATTTAGGCCGATTAACCATCGGTTCGCAGGGCTGCCCAGCCGCGAACACCCCAATTGCAGAATTGTGGGTGTCTTATGAGATTGCATTGTTTAAACCGAAATTGACCGCGGGTGGTGACCTTCAAACGGCCACCATTACTGCCCATTATTATTCGACGGATTACACGAACGCGAAACCTCTCGGCCAAACTTGGAATTCGAGCTACGACCCTAGCAGTGGAAGCTATTGGAGTGGCTCGATATCGAGTGCCGGGGGGGGGACAATCGCGTTCCCGCCAAATATGACAGAAGGCGTGTTTCAAGTTACCGTACGTTGGACAGGCACGGCTGCAACCTTTGGTGCTCCAACGATCACCTTAGCGAATTGCACTGCTGTAAATATGTACCAGGCTGACACCGTTTCTAAGGTATTCTGTCCGCAGAATGGCTTAGCAGGTGTGACCGATGTCATGTTCAATGAATACGTATCCATAACTGGAACAAATGCTCAACTACAAGTTGGGTCGGGTACATTCCCGACAGCCGGCTCAGTTGACATCTTTATCACGCAGGTCAACGGCAACATCAACTGAGTGCAGAACACTGCACCCCGGGGATAAGGAAGCCCACTCTATAAAGCTAGCTCGCGAGCCGAAGTAGAGGGAGGGCCCCCGGAGGCGATGAATCCTTGGTTTTTATACCTTTTTCCGAGGAGGAGCCTGAAAGGTTCTGGTGAAGAGGTTGCGCGGATAAGTGAGGGGAGCAACCCCCTGCGCTGTCTGTGTCCTACACCGGGCAATAATTTCAAATTCTGACATTGTCTACTGCCAGTAGCAAACCTCGACGACACGGTACCAATCCGTGTAATGTTGAGTGGTCGGCGTAAGCGCATACTTTGTCAAAAAAAAAAAAAAAAAA